TCCACACGGTCTATGGAGTGGGCCAGGAGCGTCAGGGCGAGCGCATGAAGTTCCCGACGGCTATTGCAACTAAGGCGCTCAAGGCGCGCGAGACGGGCACGCTGGAGGTCTGGGGCGACGGTCAGCAGTTGCGCTCCTTCCTGTGGATTGACGACGCGCTGTCCAAGATTCGAGCTCTGACGATGGCCCACAAGAACATTGGCCCGACCAACATTGGCTACCAGGGTGCGGTCAGCGTGGCCGAGGTTACTGCGCTGTGTTGTGAGCTCGTCGGCGTCAAGCCGCAGATCACCTACACCACAGACAAGCCGAGCGGCGTCCTGTCCAGGGATTGCGATAACGCCAAGTTCTGGAACCACTATGGCCGCATGGAACCGACCGACTACCGCCGAGGCTTCACCCGACTTATCGAATGGCTGGAGGATTAGTGGCCATCACTAACGGATATTGCACCCTGAACCAGATCAAGGCGGCGCTACGCATCACCGACGCCGTGGATGATGACATGCTGGAGATGGCCGTGGAGTCGGCCAGCCGCATGATTGACAGCGAGTGCGACCGCAACTTCTACGGCACCGCGACCACCAGGGACTTCACGCCGTCGGACCGCTACACCGTGGATACCGACGACCTGACTGCCATCACCAGCGTCAAACTCGACGACCAGGGCGACCGCACGTTCTCCATAACCTTGGCGACCTCGGACTACCAGACTGAGCCGCTGAACCAGCGCGTCTCCGGCAACGCCTTCCCGATCTACCGGCTGCGGATGATCGGTGATTACCTGCTACCAATCTGGGGCGAGCAAGCCACGGTGCGCATCCAAGGCACCTACGGCTTCACACCTGTACCGCTGCCGGTTGTCCAGGCCACAGTCATCCAGTCCGGCAGAATCTTCAAGCGCTTGGACAGTCTCCTGGGCTTCGCGGGCTTCTCCGACATGGGCGTGGCGCGCGTTGGTCGGGTGGACCCTGATGTGGCTGCGCTGATTCGTCCCTTCAAGAAGTACGCAGCAGCCTGATGCCAACGATGTCGGACCTGCGCACGCAGTTGGCCACGAACCTGGCGACCATCTCGGGACTGCGCACGGCGGCCACGATCCCCGACGCCATCAACCCACCTGTGGCTGTCATCTTCCCGAGTTCGATCACCTACGACACCGCGTTTGCGCGGTCCGGTGGCGACGAGTACGAGTTCATCGTGACGGTCATTGTGGGCCGCATGGATGAACGCAGCGCACAGAACAAGCTTGACGGGTACTGCAACCCGACAGGGAGCACCAGCATCAAGACGGCGATTCAGAGCGACCGAACCCTCGGCGGTCAGGCGTTCGACTGCCGAGTCACCAACCTGCGCAGCTACCAATCCGTCACCGTCGGTGACACCACCTACCTGGCTGGCGAGTTTGTCGTCCAGGTCTACGCATGAGAAAGGGCCACGCACATGGCTAAGCAGATCATTCAGAACCCGGTCGTGATCCTGAACTCAGGCACGATCAGCGCGAACGTGGCGCAGGCCACGATCAACCTGACCGCCGATGACATCGAGGTCACGAACTTCACGAGCACCGCGCGGGAGCGCATTGGTGGACTCAAGGACGGCACGTTCTCCATGGACGTCCACCAGGACTACGCCGCGTCAGCAATTGACAGCATTGTCTTTCCGCTGGTCGGTCAGACGGCTGCGATCAAGGTCCGGCCAGGTGGCACCGCTGCAATCGGCACCGCCAACCCTGAGTACCAGTTCAACGTGCTCGTCACCGAATACAACCCGATTGACAGCGCTGTCGGCGACCTCGCCACCTTCTCGGTGTCCTGGCCGATCACCGGCGCTGTTGCTCGCGCAACCGCCTAGTCATAGGAGTCTCCTGCGATGATGACGATCCCCATGCACGTCAAGAACGGCGACGGGTCCGAGGCCGAGGTTACGGCTAAAGCCTCGGACCTGATCGCTTTCGAGCGTCACTTTGACAAGCCGATGACCATCTTCGGCAACCCGTCAGACGCTCGCATTGAATACATACTGTGGCTGGCATGGCACACCACTAAGCGACAGAAGCCGGACACCGCCGACTTTGACGCCTGGGTGGATTCCATTGACTATGTGAGCGTTGGTGATTCGGGGGAATAACCCCGCTGGGTGAGCACTCTGCGCATTGGCTTATCGCGCACCTGTCCTATGAATGGAAGTGTGCGCCCAGCGTGATTGCCCAGGAGTCGCCACGCATGATCGCCACGATGTACCGCTACCTGCGCTGGCGCTCGTCCGAGATGCGAAAGGCGGCGACGAGGTAGATGGCTAAGCGCGTGCGCGTTGAGGTGACAGGTCTGCGCGAACTGTTCAACACTCTTGACGAATGGGACAAGAAGGCAGCAGACCAGCTACGCAAGCGCATCCGCAAGGCGGGCCAGGAAGTCGCCACGGTCGCGTCCTACTCGGTCCCTGGTCGCAATCCCATCAGCAACTGGGGTCAATGGATATCAAGCCGTGATGGACGTGACCTTGGCTTCGATCCCGCTGCCGCGTCTCGTGGGTTCAAAGTTCGCCAGAACAATTTCCGGCGCAGGGGTGTAAGCGCAGGACTTGGTTTTGACGCTTATCAAAGTAACCCGGGCGGCAGCATTTTCGAGCTTATGGGTAAAGGGTCAACGCCAATGGTTGAGAGCGTGCGCGACCGCTTCCCTCGACGGCAGCCGCGCTCGCTGTTCGGCGCTTACTACCAAGTCATGACACCTGAACTGCAAGACGAGATCCGTGACGCCATCATTGACGAGGCGCGAAAGGCTGGGCTGAACTAATGGCTAAAGGCGCAAAGGTTCGGGTCTATGGCGACTGGGACGGCTCTGCCGTCAAGAAGGCCGAGAAGGACCTGAACTCTTTTGGCGATAACGTCAAGAAGGGTTTCGCCACGGTAGGTGCCGCTGTCGCTGGTGCCTTTGCGCTGACCGAGGTTACGCAGTTCCTAAAGGACGCAACGCAGGCCGCCATTGAGGACGAAAAGTCCATGGTGTCCCTGGCTAAGGCCATGGAGAACATGGGCTTGGCTGCGCAGAACGCTGGCGTGGAGCAGTTCGTTGAGCAGCTGATGCTGGCGACCGGCGTGGCTGATGACCAGCTGCGTCCCGCGATGTCTCGGTTGCTGCTGGTCACGGGTGACGTGGCTGAGTCGCAGCGCGGTCTCCAGTTGGCGATGGATATCGCAGCGGGCACGGGCCGCGACCTGGATTCCGTGACCACGGCGCTGGCTAAGGCGTACGGCGGCCAGACGACGGCGCTGGGTCGGCTCGGTGTCGGGCTCGACCAGGCGACGCTCAGGTCCAAGGACATGGACCTGATTACCGGTGCGCTGTCGCAGAAGTTCGAGGGTCAAGCCGCAGCGGCAGCCGACACCTACGGTGGCCGGATACAGCGCCTCAACGTGGCTGTGGGTGAGGCGCAGGAGACCATCGGTTACGCGCTGCTGAACGCGCTTGATGATGTAACGGCACAGTTCGGTGGCAGCGACGGCTTCACGGCGACCGTGGCTGAGGCAGGCGAGCAAGCGGCCACCCTCGTCGCTGGTGTCGGTGCCTTGGCGACTGGCTTTGCCAATCTCGCAGCACGCTTACAAACGCTCGGTGGTATCAAGTTACCATCAGCGTTACAACGAATCTTTGACGTACTGACCGCGCCGTTGCCGCTGAATCAACTGCGGATAATTTTTGATGGACTGTTCAGAATCGGCACAGAGAGCCAGAACGCTGCGCGCAAGCAGGAGATTCTGGAACAGGCCATGCAGGGCGTTACCAACGGCGTGCCGCGCTTCATTGCCGCCATGGGTGGTGCCGAGGCGGGGCTGAAGCGGTTCAGCCAATCGGCTGCTGCTGCTAGTTTCAATGTGCAAGCCTTCTACGGCGTCAATCCCTCCGCGCAGCGAGCGCTGGCTGAGGCTCGCGCGAACGTGGACAGCATCGTCCAGAAATACAACGAGGCTGAGCGTGCGGTCGGCGGCGTTGGATCGGCGACGGCTGCCACGACGGACAAGCAGGAGAAGTTCAACCAGAAACTCAAGGAAAAGCAGGACGCGCTCAAGACTGCGATTCAGGGCGCAAAGGATTACGCGGTCAGCGTTGCCAAGACATTCACGGATGCGCTGGACCTCAGTAGCGCGCTCGATGCTGCCAAGGAATCCGGAAAGTCCATCGTAGACGAGTTCATCGCGCAGGGTGAGCGCATGGGCAAGTTCGCCGAGAACATGCAGAAGCTTCTGGCGGCGAACCTATCGCGTCCGGCGTTTGATGCGATCATCCGTGCAGGCGTGGAGCGTGGGGCCGATATTGCCAATGCATTGGCACAGGGCAACATTGCCGAGAACGTGCGCAACGTCAATCGCGTTTATGCGTCTGTTGCTCAGATGGGTGACATCGTTGGTCAGCGTGCGTCATATAACTTCGAGCAGGCTGGCATCATTACGGCGCAAGGTTTCCTTGAGAACTTTATCCGCGAGTTCATGCCAGCGGGCAGGAAGCGCAGGCAACTTCTGGCCAGTATTGACGAGATGGTCAATGCGGCGCTTCAGAATATGTCGCGGATGATGAATGCTCCAATGCCATCCCTCAGCGGTGGTGGGGGCGGTGGCGGCGGTGGTGGGTCGCTTGTAACTGCTCAGGGCGTGCAGGTTCCGATCCCGGTCGGACTGTCACCGTCAGCGGCTTCCGATTTCATTGACGGCATCCTGATGGGTGGCGCCATTCCGTTTGCCAAGGGCGGCATCGTCACCTCCCCGACGCTGGGGCTGGTAGGCGAGGCTGGACCTGAGGCCATCATTCCGTTGAATCGCGGCGGCGTCGGCACGACCATCAACCTGACTGTCAACGCAGGCATGGGCACAGACGGCGGCGACGTCGGTCGGCAGATCGTGGACGCGCTGCGCCAGTACGAGCGGCGTAACGGGCCGGTCCCGATCACAGTCCGATGACCAATGTCTCGGTCGTCTTTGCGTTCGATCAGGACGCTGGCGGCACCACGAACTTCTTCACCCTTGACGACCCGGTGCAAGGCGTGCTGGATAACACGACCTTCACCCTCGGCGGTCCGTTCTCCCTAGTGGACGTCACGCAGTACGTCCGTAACGTGAGCGTGAGTCGTGGCCGGTCACGGGTGCTGGACCGGGTGCAGGCAGGTCAGGCGTCGATCACGCTGGACAACCGGCTGCGTCTGTTCGACCCGACGTATGGCACGGCGTCCCCGTACTCGTCCAGCATTGTGCCGCGCAAGAACGTGTCCGTGACCCTGGATTCCGAGCCAATCTTCACCGGCCTGGTGGATGACTGGAATATCGGTTTCGAGTTGTCGGGCGATTCCACTTCGGTGGCTGAGTGCGTGGACGGCTTCATCCAGTTGGGCCAGGTCACGATGGGCACGGCGGTGCGTACGTCGCAGGCGTCGGGTGCTCGGGTCGGTGCGGTGCTGACGGAGGCGTCCTGGCCGACGGGTAAGCGCGACATTGACACGGGCCAGGTGACCCTCCAGGCCGACACACCTGCGGCCAACACGAACGTGCTGGACTACTTGCAGACGGTGACGGATACCGAGTTCGGGCTGTTCTTCATGGACCGCGCCGGTAACGCCAACTTCGCCGACCGGCTGGCTAACCAGAACTTCAGCAACCCGGTGCTGCTCGGTGGGACGGGCATCCCGATCACGGCAGTCGGTCTGGACTACGGGGCCGAGCAGCTCTACAACGAGGTGACCCTGGTGCGTCAGGGTGGTGGCACGGCGGTCAGGACGGACGCCACAAGCCAGACCACCTACGGGATCTCGGAGTTGTCCAAGACGGGTCTGCTGTTCAACACGGACGCCGACAATGAAACCCTGGCTGACTACCTGCTGGCCCGCTACAAGGACCCCGCGCTGCGGATCAACGAGGTGTCCATCGCGGTGGATGCTTTGACCTCGGCGCAGCGCACGACGCTGGCGCGGATGGATCTGGGTCAGCCGTTGCAGGTGACGTTCACGCCGAAGGTCGGTGCGGCTATTACGCAGTACGCGACCTTGGACCGCATCAGCCACAGCGTGTCCCCAGCGTCGCACAACGTGACTTTAACGATGTCTCGCGCGGAGGCGTCCTTCATTCTTGATTCGTCCTTGTTCGGGCAACTCGACGACGACCAACTTGGCTTCTAGGGAGGCGTGATGTCTGGTGCTGGTTTCCGCACGTTCACCGCTGGCGAGGTTCTGACCGCTGCCAACGTGCAGGATTTTTTGATGGATCAGATGGTGATGAACTTCAACGGGACTGCTGCACGCGGCTCGGCACTTCCTACGCCTAGTGCGGGAATGGTCGCTCACGTCGGCGGCGGCACGGTCACGGTTTACAACGGCACGGCTTGGGTTTCACTCTAAGGAGCATGAGATGACAGGTGGCGGGTTCCGCACATTCACCGCTGGCGAGGTACTTACTGCGGCTAACGTCCAGGACTACTTCATGGACCAAGCCGTGATGAACTTCAACGGCACAGCGGCGCGTGGTTCCGCGTTGCCGTCACCGTCCACCGGCATGGTCGCTCACATTGGTGGCGGCACGGTGCAGGTTTACAACGGGACCGCGTGGGTGGCGCTGGGTGGTGTGCCTAACGCGGTGCTGTCGAATACTCCGACGGGGACGTACACCGATGGCGGCACGGCGTATGCCTACTACACGTTCACGGCGTCGGGTACGGCGACAGTCACCACCGCAGGTTTCGCGGATGTGTTGCTGGTCGGTGGCGGTGGAGGCGGAACCGGTGGCGGCGGTAACGGCGGTGGTGGCGGTGCAGGTGGACATTTTTACATCACAAACGCTTACCTTCCAGCGGGCTCACTAACTGTCACCGTAGGCGCTGGTGGTG